CCTCCACCAGCCAGCCGGAGATGCCGGGGGCGTCGGTGTGGATTTTGTACTCGTTCAGCTGCTTAGGAGCGCAGCAGGCGATGGGGTGGGTGATGATGAAGTCACATCCCTCGGGCAGGCGGCTGCGCTGGACCTTAACAATCTTAACGCCGTCGCACTCGCCCAGCAGGCCCTTCTTAATCATCTCTTGGCTCATGTCGCCGTAGCGCATGAAAGCGGAGTCCTGCTTCAGCATGTTGGCGAACTTATAGGAGCACAGGCACACACGGCCGGAGTCGGGAGCACCGGCGTCGCCCAGGACCTCCATGCCGGCCAGGAACTGCTCGTAGGCATTGCTCTTGGTGATGGTGGTGGAGCTGGAGTGGCCTTCCTTGGCGCAAGCGGCGACGGCCAGGGTCTCAAAGACGTGCTTGTCGTACTCGGGGATAAGCACCTCAGCAACCTGACGTCCGGCGGCCTTGCCGGCGTCCATCACCATTTGGGACTGGGTCTTGTTGCCCTTGTCGATGGTGAAGGTCCAGCCGCGGTCAACCTTAACGGTCATGGCCTGAATGCTGTTGCCCAGCTCGCCGGGAGTACCGTAGCGGTTAGCGCCGGAGCGCTGGTAGTCGTTCATCTCGACGGTGGGGATGCTGTACACGTTGACAGTCTCAACGCCGGTGAACTCGTAGTCGCTGTTGGTGACGAGAGCGGCCTGGGCGGCCTTTTGGAAGCGCTCGTCAACCTTGGGGGAATACTTGGAAGCCAGGTTAATGGTAGGCATAGTCAATTTCTCCTTTTAATCAAAGATGTCGTTGACGCCGCCTCGGTTGCTCAGGACATTTATGTCCTTACCAATCGGTCGAGTCGAACCCCGAAACAAAGGGGTCGCTCTTCTTGGGGGCAACTCCGCCCCCGCTGACCCCTTTCACAGGGGCCTTTGCCGCCGAGGCCGCGTTCTGTTTCAAAATGCGGTTCTCTTTCTCGATGGAAGCGGCGGTTTTTGCGCTCTGCTTGTCCCGATAGACGCGGAAGGCGTCCAGCAGAGAAACGCCGGCTTGACTTGCCATGCTCAGCACTTCATCCGGGATTTGCTTCTCTTCGGGATACAGAGCTCTCAGCTGTTTAATCTCCGCAACGATGTCTCGCGCAGAAGATGCCTCCTTAGTCACAGGCGCGGCGGGCTCCGCAGGAGCGGTCTCGGGCTCGTCCTCCAGGGAGTAGCTCTTGCCGCCAGCTTCGTTCTGCGCAATCATTCTTGCGGCAGCTTCTGTCATGCCGGCGTCCAGCTGTTCCTGATAGACCTCTCGGAACTTCTTGCGGTTGTCGCGTTCCACTCGTTCATCGAAGGCTCTGCTCTTTTGGAGCATCGCGGCCAGGTCTTCATCACTAACCGCGTCCACGTCAAAGTCCTCCTCCGAGTGGTTGACTTTCAGCTTGAGAATTCTCGACTTCTTCTCCGGGGCAGGCTCGGCCTCGTCAGGCTTCTGCTCGGTTCCGTCGTCGTCGCTTTGGCTCTCTTCGTTGCCCTCCTCGACCGTGGTGGGGTCGTCGGACTCGGAATTACCGTCTTCGTTTTCGGCCAGCAAGTCGTCAACATCTTCAGCCCCGTCGGTACCAAAGGTGCTCTCATCCTGCTCGTCCTCAGGGAACAAGGTGTCGCCCTCCTGCCAACCGTCAGGCAGCAGGGGCTCCTCTTCCCCGAATACGGCGTCCATCAGCTCTTTTTCGTTCATGGTAGTTCTCCTTCCTCCCCATGGTGAGGGGAGTTATTTACAAAAGAGAGAAGCCCGAGCCTCTGCGGCCGAGCTTCTCTCGTTTGCACATTATTCCATAGCCCTGGCTCCTTGGGCCAAAGCTGTCTTTTTTGCGATGTTAGGAAGCGCCTCGAATTGGCTTTCCGCCATAGAGGGCAGTCCTTGCACCGCCTTGTCGGGCGACAGCGCGTCGCCTTGGGCGTGCCCACCCTGGGCGGCCACAGGAGTGCCGGGGGCGGGAAGAGCGGCGCCGGCCGCGGCGTTGGCTTGGGTGCCGTCCGCGATACGACCACGCAACTCGTCGATGAGCTCCTGCTTGCGGGGGATGAGCTTGTCGGGGATGCGCTCCAGGTACTGGATAACATCCAAGGTGCCGTCCCGGCGCAGGTTGTCCAAGGTTTGCGTCATGGCCACCTCGCTGTAGTAGGTGGTATCGCCGACGTCCACACGCATGTTCAGGCAGATGTGCTTGAGCTGGCTGAAGTCGAACTCCTCGGCCACCTTGCGCATAATCTTCTGCGTCCGCATTTGACCGGTCATGGGGTCAATCTGCGGGGCGCCGGACGCGTCGGTAACAATCTCCTCAAACTCACGGCTGACCACAACAGGACGCACACCGTAATAGGTGCCCATCATGTCGGGCAGGATGAGTCCGATGTCCTCCACCCACTCATGCTCGCCGGCCTTCACGTTCTCAAGGGGCACCTGCGAGTTGGTCTGCAGAACCATCAGGGCGGAGGTGTTCTCGGGGTTCACGTTACCCATTTGGGCGTCCGTGGCTCCGAGGCACTCCTTGGTATAGGCCATAACCTTGTCGATGAGAGCGAAGATTTGGTTGCTCATCTCGGCGGGACTCAAGTTCGCCGCCATCTGCGACACGCTCTGCCCGGGTTGCAGGCCGTGGACTGCGATGTTCTGTCCAACCTCATTGGTCCAAGCGGAAATGAGGTCCGCGTTGTACACGGTCTTGGGGAACGCCATCAGCTGCATGTGGCGCATAGCGGTGGCGAACATCGTGTTGATGAAGATTTGATTGGGGATGAGGCCGGTCACCAGCGCACGTCCGTGGTACTGGTTTTTCTGCCGCTCCCAGTTGCCCCAGGCGATGGGGTACAGGCTCAGGCCGGTGTCCACGTTCTCGTAGACCACGCCACCCCGAGTGACCTTAGTGGCGAACACGGTGGTCACCAGTTCCTTTACCACGCGGCGCTTAGGAACGGGATTGCCCTCGGAGTCCAACACGGGCTTGCCGCGGCCGTCTTTCTCATAGACTGGCTCGCCGTCGTTATCCACCACGTCCTCATACATGGGCTCGCCGTACTCGTCCTTCTTGGTCTCCTCGCGGGTGACCTTGGAGTACATCAGCACGTACAGGGCCTTGCCAGCCTCATCGGCGTTCAGCTCCACCTTGCCGCCCACACCGGGCATCTTGTCGTACTCGGCGTCCGCCTGGATGTCGTGGCCGTCCTCGGTGTCGGAAGCCAAACCGGAGGCAAAGATTTTCTTATTCTTGCGGAACCGCTCTGCCTCGAAGCGCAACTGCTCCACGGTGTCGCGGCCGACCAGCAGGATGTAGGGCTGAGATTGTGCGTCGCGGTTGGCTGGGTTTCCGAACATCACGTTGATGCCGTCCACCAGCTCCATCTTAATCTCGCCTCGGTAGGGGCCAAAAGCGCCGCCGTAGGCCAGTTCATCGGGGTCAAAGTAGAAGTGTGCGCAATAGTCACCGGTCTGCGCGCCGTCGAACAGGGCGTCGCGGATGCGGTAGTCCAGCTTCATCTTGTCAAGCAGATTGGCCACCATCGCGTTGGTGTACTCTGCGGCGTCGTGGTGGGGGTCCTCCTGATTGCTCCCGTCATAGTAGGCCAGCGGCTCGTACCGAATGGTAGTGCCGGTGCTGGTCAGGGTGGCGATAAACAGGCTTGCCACGCGCTTGAGGATATTGAACACCGGCTTGGGGAGGCCACGCATGGCCGCGGTGTTGGGCAGGTTAATCCACTGATTGCCAATGAAGAACTCGGTGTTGGTCTCCACCAGGCTGTACTGATTGGGGGTCAGCCGCTCGTTGTAGTTTCGGCCCTCCTCGTACAGCTGCCACGCTTTGGGCTTGGAATTCTCAATTCCGTGCATCAGCTATCACCCCCAACCGAGTAATCACGCATTCCGTAGGCGGTCTCCATCGAATAGTTGGACAGCTCCCGGAACGCCTGCTGGGTGGCCTTCAGCTTCTCCAGCTCCGTGTCCTCCGGGCTTTGAACCTTGGGGGCCGTGTGCCGGGCAAAGAGAGTGTGCGCTCTCCAACCGAGCACCGCGCCGGCCGCCAACAGACCTACGACGGCAAGACCGCCGAGAAAACCAATCACAAAAGGCATACCGTTCCTCCTTTGTTTTGGGTATAAGGAAAGGACATCCGGGGCTCCGAGGCTCCGGGTGTCCTTTTGTCGTTATTTGGTTGCGCAGGCTGGACTCGAACCAACAGCTCCGGGTTATGACCCCGGTATGTTGCCTTTACACTACCGCGCTATATAGCCCCGCTCTTGGAGGCTATCCGGGCACTTACGGCGTCCCTGCGTTGCCGGTCCACCCCGACCTCGTGCAGTCGGTAGCGGCGTATGTCCCTCCTGGGCCACCTCGGTGAAAGGTGCGGAGGGTCCTGTTTGGCACCGGGTTGAAGACTCGAACTTCCACTTGCGGTTTTGGAGACCGCTGTTCTGCCAGTTAAACTACCCCGATGTATTGCCCGGACGGAGTGAAAGGATAAGCCCCGCCCGGGTTTAGAAGAAGGAGGTGCAGACAATGCGGGTTCTCGGCAAAGAACCCGTGGAGCAACACGAGGGGCTCGAACCCTCTCCAACAGCTTGGAAGGCTGTGGTGCTTCCGATTACACCAGTGCTGCATAGTGGCAGGGATGACTGGACTTGAACCAGTGCGTGCGGGAGTCAAAGTCCCGTGCCTTACCGCTTGGCTACACCCCTGTGTGGCGGCGAACACAGGACTCGAACCTGCACGGGTTTCCCCTACGGCTTAGCAAGCCGCTGCCTTACCATTAGGCTAATTCGCCGTAAAGCCGGTCTTTCCCGGCCGTCAGCTTTATTCGATTACAGGCCCGTTGTGGTAGGCGTCGCCCAGCTCCGCCCAGACGCGGGCGATTTGGTCCTTACGAACCGCCACGTTTTCGTGATAGGAGGTAAGAAAGCCCTTGCCATCTGACACTTCCTCTGTTCTCATCATCAAAACACGGGCGACCCCCGCGCTGATGTACTCGGCAAAGTCCATATCGCCTGGGCAATTCTCTCGGAGAAACTCCGTGACATCTGCGGTGTAAATCATGCCGTCCAAGGTCTTGATTTTGCACAGCACATCAACCCGGTAGACATCCTCGGCGTCCTGCGTCAGTCGAAACAGTTTGCTCATCATGGTTTCATTCATCATCTTCGTCGTCCTCTCGATATTTATTTGTGGCCGACATTTCTGTCGGTTGCACACGTGGCGGGAACAGATGGAGTCGAACCACCGGCGCCGCGGTTAACAGCCGCGTGCTCTACCAGCTGAGCTATGCCCCGTGTAGCCGGTTCTAAAACAAGCGGCGGTGCGGGCACCACCCTCTCGAAACTCCCCGACGTGTTTTGTTCTGTTGGCGCCGGAGGAAGGACTCGAACCCTCACGCCTTTCGACCTCTGTTTTCGAGACAGATGACCTACCGTTGGTCGACTCCGGCAAATTGGTGGACCAGCTCGGAATTGAACCGAGACCACGCGGTTATGAGCCACACGCCCGTACCCTCGGGCCACTGGTCCATCGGAGGCGCCGGCGCTCCTTAATAGAAGTCACCGGCGCCGTAGACATCGTACATAGCAGGGCTCAGGAAGCTCTGCTGCTCTCGTACCAGTTCTGCCTCCAAAGCCCTCTGCGCCTCGCTGATGGGGAGCCCGGCGAGACCGGTGGAGTAAATCATAAACGACAGCGCCTGCGACGCCGAGTCCACCATGTCGTCGTGCTTGCCGGCAGGAAACGCCGTGAACTGGTCCACCAGCGCCTCCGCCCACAGCTCGCCCTGGGGAATAAACACGTTGCCGCTCTCGATGGCCGGCGAGATTGCGTTCACACGCGACACCTTTCCGCCCTTCGGATTTACAGCAATAACGCCGACGAACTCCGACCGCAGGGTTTGTATGATAGCGCTACCGTTGGCCTTGTCCTCAATCAGGATGTACTGACTTTCGGGAAACAGCCGCTTGACCAGGCGTATCATCTGCACCGTGTTCGGAAAGTCCAGGTGCTGATTTACCGCGTATCGCAGGTAATAGTTCGCGCCCAGCTTGCCCCACACTTCGATGGCCACGTAGTCGTTGCTGTCCGCGTCCTTGAAAGTTGCGTCTACACTGATGACCGTGGTGGCGAAGGATTTAACCTCGTCCCGGTCGTAATACTTCCACCATTCCCGACGGATGAGGTTGCCGCCCTCCACACGCGGAGCACATTGGTACAGCGCTTGCCAGGCTCTCAAGCCGCCCTTTTTCGGGTCGTTGAGGTAGCCGTGCTTGAACTGCTCCAACCAAGCCGCGTCTTTCCCGAGTTCCGGAGCCAAAGGCTCACCCGGGTCTCGGCCAAGCGGGTCATCCTCCTCAGCCTCAATGGGCAGGCGGATAACACGAACATTGGGCTCGAACATCTTGACTCGGCACATCAGGTCGTCCTCGTGCCAGGGGGTGGCGATGATAATGACCTTCGCGCCTGCCGCAAGACGGGACTTCAAGGAGTTCTGCCATTCAGCCCACAGCTTCTCGCGGTAGGTTTCGCTGTCAGCCTCCTCGCGGTTCTTGATAGGGTCGTCAATGATGAGCAGGTTGGCGGGGTTGCCCGTGATGCCGGACATAATGCCGCGGCTAATCATGCGGCCCCACCCGTTGTCCAGCTCGAACTCGGTGGTCATCCAAATGGAGCCCTTGCCCACGCCGAACAGACTCCGGCCATACTGCTCCACCTTGTCCAGGTTCTTTCGACCAAAACGGCGGGCGGTATCCTCGTTGTAGCTGGCCTCGATGATACGGTTCTTCGGGAACTTCCCCATGTACCAGCTGGGGAAACTCTCCGTGATGGTCAGCGACTTGCCGTGCTGGGGAGGGGTCTGTATCAACAGGATGTCGTACGCATTCCCGGTCTCCGTCTCCACGAACTTCTGTACCTCGTCTGCCAGGAAGTCGGACATCTTGGTCCGCTTCCACGAGTCTCCGTGTACGTAATAGAGGTAGCGCCGAAACGACCTACGCGCAAATTCCCGACGCGCCTGCTCTCGTTCAAGATATGCCTTGTCCGAGAGTTCGGCGGCGGTATTCGGTTGTTCGAGGAACGCCTTTTCCATAAACTACCAAAACACTTTCAAAATTTGAAAAATTTTAGAGCCCCCATTTCGTAGGGGGTGGGTGCCCTCGCGCAGGGGGACAGGGGCGGGGGAGGGGTGCAGGGGTGCAGGTGTGGCACGGATGCCACGCCCCCGCCACGCCACGCCACCCACAGGCAGGCCACCCCACGCCAGCGGGAGGGGGCGTCCGTGCCCACGAGCCGGGGGCCTTCGGGCAGACGAAGCACAGCCACCAGCTGGGAAAGCTGGGGTCGTGTCCTGCTGTATCCATTGCGGCGCAATGGTTTGCGGTGGGTCCGGGTTGCCGCTGCGCAACAATCCGCAACCACGACCCACGGAAACAGGTGTTTCCGTTACTCTTCCGCCCGGTCTGCCAACGCCGCCAGCTCCTCGTCGGACAGCTTGCTCAAGTCCATGGACTTGATAGGCTTGTCGGTGATACCGAGTTGCAGAGCCTCCGTCGGCTTTTCGCCGATGGTGTCTCGGGTAAACCGAGCCGCCTCAATGTCGCCTGTGGTGGCGGCCTTCATGATAGCCTGAAGGCCGATGGCGTTGGCAAAGGATGGGTCGAGGCCAAGCTCTTCAAGAGCTTGCGCCACTTTTTCGTCGGGCACATCGAGGGACAGAATGTCCCTGAACACGTCCCGGAATTTCTTGTACTTGCGCCTTGCGGCGGCCGAGGCCTTGCCAGCTTTGCTGGCATTTTCCGCAAGTTCCTCCTTTGTGCGCATAGCCTGCCACTCTCGTATGTCATGCCGTGCCACGAAGCACCGCCTCCTCTCTTGTAGGCTTTTTCCAGTTTACATAATATCATTATGTAAACCGACATTCAACGACATCTTGGCCGAATTGTTTATTAAATAAAAAACTCGGCGCCGTGACAGCCGCCGTTGGCAACAGCACCTCGAAAACTGAATACGGACGACATCGGGGTGTCAAATTTTGAACGAGCCAAAGGCTCGAAAGGAGTAAAGAGTATGAACACCAACAAAATCACCGACACCAACGAGAACACCTGCGCCATCTGTGGCTGTGCCCACGAGGAGCTCTTTGAGCTCGAAATCGACGGCGAGTCCAAGCTGGTCTGCGCCGACTGCGCCGAAGCCGAAGGCTTTGTGCGTTGCGCCGACTGCGGCGAGTGGGTACCTGCGAACGAAGCCTACGAGGCACTGCACGGCAGCATCTGCGAGGATTGCTATGTCGACGGCTACTTCACCTGCGAGCGGTGCGGCGGCATCGAGCCGCTGGACGAAGCGGTGCTGGTCAACCGGACGGAACACTGGTGCGCCTACTGCGCCGACCGCTGGGCCTATCGGTGCCTCGACTGCGGTGACTACTTCACCGAGGGCTACGCCTCCCTCACGAATGACGACGCCTATGTGTGTACCGACTGCAACCGCTGGGCCGAGTGGCACCAGTGCGAAGATTGTGGAACAATCTTCAACGAAGACCAAGAGGGCGAGTGGAACGACTCCGAGGAGGCGTGGTACTGCGACAGCTGTGCCGGCAACCACTCTGCCGGAGGCAGACTGCACGACTACGGCTACAAACCCGACCCGGAAATCAAATCGCGCCGCGGTGAGGACAAAAGCGAACTCACCTTCGGTGTGGAGCTTGAGGTGGACCTGGGCAACAGCGCCAGTAAGCTCTGCGGGGAGCTCGAAGAGCTCGGTCAGCCTATCTACATGAAGCACGACGGCTCCCTCGGCTCCGAAGGAGTCGAGATTGTCACTCACCCCTGCACCCTTGCCTACCACGCCTACGAGATGCGGTGGGGCGCAATCGCAAACACCTGCAAGGCCAGCGGCTTCCGCTCCCACGATACCAGCACCTGCGGTCTACACATCCACATCGGCTGTGAGCAAATGGGCGAAACCTACGCCGAGCGCCGCCGCGTGGCTGGCAACCTCGTCCTGCTGGCCTTCGGCCTATGGGACAAGCTGGTAGTGTTCAGCCGCCGCGACGAGGACCGACTGAACCGTTGGGCCGCACGGCCGAAGGTCGACGACTACGAAGACATCGCCGACGCGAACGATGCGGAACTGACCTGCGCCGCCCTCACAACGGAGGGGGACGGCCGCTATCAAGGCGTAAACCTGTGCGCCAACGACGGCGAAACTGTAGAGTTTCGCATCTTCCGGGGCACCCTCAAGCGCGACACCATCATCGCCGCAATCCAGCTGGTCAACAACTTGACCATGTACGCCATGACCCACACTCCTACGGAGTGTATCAACGCCTCCCTGTCGTCCGTACTCGGTATGGAGGAGCACAAGGAGCTCCGGGCCTACTGCATCGAAAAAGGCCTCGTATGAGCTCCCGGCCCCCGAAAGGGGGCCGCCCCTAATGCGGCCAAGGCCGGTTGCAAGCCCGGAAAAACGCAGAGCAAGGGAAACTCGAAAATTGAACATCGAAAAGGAGGTATGCACTATGTGCATAATCGCTGCAAAACCCGCTGGCGTCCCCATGCCCAGCATCGACACCATCCGCACCATGTGGAGGCACAACGACGACGGCGCCGGGCTCATGTACACCGAGGCCGGTCGGGTACGCATCCGCAAGGGCTACATGACCCTGCCAGCCTTTGAAAAAGTGCTGGCTGAGCTGGCCGACACCATGGACCTGACCGCCACGCCGCTGGTCATGCACTTCCGCATCCGGACCCACGGCGGGACGAACCCGGAATGCACACACCCGTTCCCCATCACGGACAGCATCGGCGCTTTGAAAAAGCGCGAAATCAGAACCGATGTCGGTGTGGCCCACAACGGCATCATCCACGCCGTTACTCCTCGCGATGGTATCTCCGATACCATGGAGTACATCGCAACCCAGCTTGCGCCGCTCAAAAGGGCTCTGCCCCGGTTCTACGAGAACAAGCATGCCCGGCTACTGGTGCAGAACGCAATCGACAGCCGCATGGTTTTCCTCACCCAAAAGGGTGAACTTCACACCATCGGCGACTTTGTCGAAGACAACGGAATACTATACTCAAACACCAGCTACCTGCCGTGGACCTATCGGTCCAGCGCTTGGTCCAGCTACTGCCCCATCAGCGACGGCCCTGCGGAGTACGAGGACTACGCCGACGACGGCGTGAATGTCGAGCCCCTCATGTGGTTGGAGGAGGCCGGGCAGTATGTGATGCTGAACGGCCAAATGGTCGAGGCCGACTTTTTCCTGCTGGACGAGGACAACTGCGTGTACTGGTACGACTGGGAGGCAGATGCCGCCGTCTATGCCCCCGGCGTTACGGCCTTCGGCCCCGGTGGCGTGCCGGTCCGCTACAACCCCGAGCGCGCCGACTGGGTCCCCGTGCTGACCGAGGGGCGACCCTTCCCCTTCGCCTAATACTCACTCTTTACTCACTCTCCTACGGAGGCCCGGACACCCCACCCCGGGCCTCCCCCAACCCCTGCCGTAATGCAACCGCGGCCAGTCACAAGCCCGGATAAACGCAGAGTGGGGGAAACTCGAAAACAGAACAGGAGGACAAGCTATGCTTGACATTAGAAGCAACGCCCTTCGTGTGTGCTCCATCTGTGGCAAGCCTATGTACACCGGCTATTGCTACGACGGCGGCCTTGCCTACTACTGCTCCAAGGACTGCTTACACCACGACTTCACTCCGGAGGAGTGGGAGCAGGAGTGCGCTGAGAACGAGGACAGCTACTGGACAGACTGGAGATAACACCCGCCTGACGATGGACTGCTGACCACAGGCCGAAAC